CGAGGAGCAAGAACAGCCACAAGTCTTCTCCGTCAAAGTTGACGGCAAAGAGGTCAATGTGACGCTGGACGAACTTCAAAAGGGATATTCAAGGACTCAGGATTACACACGCAAAACGCAGCAAATTGCCGAGGTGCGAAAGCAGACCGAGGGTGAGTTGCAGGCAGTGCGTGCCGAGCGTGAGCAATACGCTCAGTTATTGAGTGCGTTGGAAGCACAGGTTCAGCAAGTGGCGCAGCCAAACATTGACTGGGATCGTCTTTATAACGAAGACCCTATTGAGTGGGTACGGCAGCGCGAGGTGATGCGAGACAACCAAGACAAGGCGGCGGCTATTCAAAGTGAAAAGCAACGCCTTAATCAGTTATCTCAGCAGGAGCAAGCACAGTTCATGCAGCAGAAATTGCAGCAGGAACAAGAGGCTTTATTGGCGGCCATTCCTGATTGGAAAGACGCTAAGAAAGCTCAAGCTGAAAAGGCTTTGCTTGTTGAATTCGGTCAAAAGATTGGATTCTCGCCAGATGAGCTGAAGAATGTGGTGGATCACAGGGCGGTCTTGATGTTGCGTAAGGCGGCACTCTACGACCAGATGATGTCCAAGAGGGGCAACATCAAGCCAGTGACAAACAACGGCCCTCGGCCTGCCAAGCCTGGTGCAGCAGGGCGAATCTCAAACAATACTGAGGCAGTTCGCGCACAACAGCGCGTCGCGAAAACTGGCCGTGTCGATGATGCGGCCAATGCAATCTTCCAACTTTTGAAATAAGGAATTAAATCATGGCTATCGTAACGAACACGTTCACGACCTACTCTGCAAAGGGTATTCGTGAAGATTTGAGCAATGTGATCACAAACATTTCTCCCGAAGAAACCCCCTACACATCCAACATCGGACGTGAAAACATCACCAATACTTTGTTTGAATGGCAAACAGATTCATTAGATTCTGCTGCCGCCAATGCTCAGTTGGAAGGTGATGATGTAACCTTTAACTCAGTAACAGCAACTGTTCGCTTGACAAACTATGCTCAGATTTCACGCAAGACTATTGTCTTGTCGAACACTGAAGAAATTGTCAACAAAGCAGGCCGCCGTTCTGAGTTGGCTTATCAGATCGCCAAGCGCGGTTCTGAGTTGAAGCGTGACCAAGAGTTTGTGATGTTGAACGGCGGCATTGCTGTTGCCGGTAACACCACCACAGCTCGCGTAACTGCCTCTTTGCAGGCTTTCATCAAGACCAACGTGGACTATGACACCACCAACGGCGTAAATCCTAGCTACACCACCTTGCCTAACTCAGCTCGCACTGACGGCACTGTGCGTACTTTCACTGAAACCATTCTCAAGAATGTGATTCAAAAAGTATGGACACAAGGCGGTATGCCAAAAATCTTGATGGTTGGTCCTGTCAACAAGCAACGCGTGTCAGGTTTCTCTGGCATCGCATCTGCTCGCTACAACATCAATGGCGGTGATCGTCCTGCAACCATTATTGGTGCAGCAGACATTTACGTCAGCGATTTTGGTCAAGTTCAAGTCGTTCCCAACCGCTTCCAGCGCGAGCGTGATGCATGGGTGCTTGATCCTGAGTATGCAAAGATGACTGTCCTGCGTCCTTACCAACAAACTGAGTTGGCAAAGACTGGTGACGCTGAGAAGCGTATGCTTTTGGTCGAGTGGGGCCACAAAGTCTTGGCAGAAAATGCACATGGTCTGGCAGCAGACTTGGTAACTTCTTAATCGAAGCAAAGGGAGAGGGGGGAGAAATCCCCCCTTTTTTACATGGAAAAAAGAATATTCAACGAAGACAAAGATCAGGGCATCACACGCTACTGGCACTACAACCCTGAGACTGATGAGGCAACGATTCAGACGCAACAGGATGTAACTGACATCATTGAAGAGAATAAGCAAGAGTTCAATATGGTGGATGAACGTGCTGGTTGGAAAGGTGAATTTCACCGCGTTGCAAGCATTCCTATGTCTATATATTCTCAGTTGAAAGCAGAGGGTAAGCTGGAAGATCAGGAGTACATGAAGCGTTGGCTTAATGATCCAGAGAATAGATTTTTTCGTGTACGACCAGGACAAGTATGAAATACATTGCAGTAGCAACACCAGCGCGTGACATGGTTCACACCATGTTTGCCTATGATCTTGTCAATATGACGGCGTATCACACATTGAACACCAATGATGCCATCAGTTTGAAAATATCACAGGGGACGCTTATCGCCAATCAGCGAGCTGAACTGTGTCTGGATGCGATGCGTGAAAAATGCACTCATGTGCTTTTTATTGATTCAGATATGCGGTTTCCACAGGATATGATTGAGCGTTTGCTGGCGCATGATGTGGACATTGTTGCTACAAACTGCGCTAGACGCAGGATGCCAACAGGACCCACCGCACAGATTTACAAAGAAAATGGCGAGCGTGAGTTGGTATATACGATGCCCGAAACTACTGGTCTGCAAGAGGTTGGATCAGTTGGCATGGGCGTGATGCTGATCAAGGCCAATGTTTTTGCGGCGCTGTCAGAGCCTTGGTTTGAGACTCCGTGGCGGCATGACAAACGTGGCTACATTGGAGAGGATGTTTTCTTCTGTAAGAAAGCTAGAGAGGCAGGGTTTAAGATATGGATAGATCACGATGTGTCCAAAGAAATTGGACATATTGGCACGTTTGAATTCAAACATGACCACACTTGGGTGATGAAAGAAGAGTTGGAAAAAGAGGCAGTCTAATGGCACTTACTACATACACTGAGCTGAAGGCATCCATCGCAGACTGGCTGAACAGAACTGATCTAACGACTCAAATTCCTGACTTTATCTCTTTGGCCGAGGCTCAAATTGAACGTCAGTTGCGTACACGCCAAATGCTGACACGAACAACTTTGACAATTGCCGCAGAGTTTGTGTCAACGCCTGCTGACTTCTTGGAGATCAGGGCGCTGAAACTGACCAGCACAAATCCAATCACACCTTTGACGTTTATGACAATGGACTCCTTGGATGAGCAGTCAACGATAGATATTGGCAGTGGCAGACCTAAGTATTTCACTGTTGTCGGTAGTGAGTTTCGTTTTGTACCCACACCAGACGCATCGTACACATCAGAGATCGTCTACTTTACAAAACTTAGCAAGCTATCCTCAAGCGTATCAACCAATTTTCTTTTAACGTCAAGTCCTGACGCGTATCTATATGGTTCACTTTTACAGGCTGCGCCATACCTACAAGATGATGCGAGAATTCCAGTCTGGACAACACTTTATGAGCGTGCGTTGAGCGATTTGCAGGTGGCCGATGATCGTGGCGCGACCTCCGGTGGAAAACTTTTAACCCGCGCAAAAACTTTTGGTTAAGGACTAAAAATGGCAGATACCACCACCACCAACCTACTGCTGACCAAGCCAGAGGTTGGCGCCAGTTCAAACACTTGGGGTACTAAGGTCAATGCGGACCTCGACTTGGTCGATGCGTTGTTCGCAGCGGCTGGCACAGGCACTAGCGTGGGACTTAATGTCGGCGCTGGTAAGACGCTGGCAGTTGCAGGCACGCTGACGGCGACTGGCACAACCAGCCTGACCTCACCGGCAGTCACCACCGGCCTCACAACGCCATCCACCACCTTTGCCTTGGTCAACACCACGGCGACCACAGTCAACCTTGCTGGCGCGGCTACTGCTTTGAATCTTGGCGCGGCAACAGGCACTCTCACTGTTGCCAACACAACTCTGGCGGCCAAAGCAATTACGGCAAGCACAACTCTGGCGGTAACAGGTACATCCACACTGACAGGTGCTGTAACGGCAACGGCAGGCGTGACAGGTCCAATCACATCAAGTTCTGCAACGATAACTGGCGGCACGATTACAGGCATCACCGATCTGGCGGTGGCTGATGGTGGTACTGGTGCTTCTACGGCAGCTGGTGCGTTGAATAATCTTTTGCCATCACAAACATCTGCTGCCAGCAAGTACTTGCAGTCTGACGGCACTAACGCATCTTGGGATGCGATAAGCCTCTCAACTGCTGACATCACAGGAACATTGGGTGTAGCCAACGGCGGTACTGGACAGACTAGCTTCACCGATGGCCAATTGCTGATTGGTAACAGCACAGGCAACACGCTGACCAAGGCATCTTTGACGGCTGGCTCTGGTGTGACCATTACACCAGGCGCTGGCTCTATTCAAATTGCGTTCACAGGACCAGGCGCTGGCTCTGTGACCAGTTTAGATGTATCGGGTGGCACAACCGGACTTACTACAAGCGGTGGTCCGATTACCTCTTCTGGAACTATTACGCTTGCTGGAACATTAGCGGTTGCAAATGGTGGTACAGGCATTACGTCATTTGGGACTGGTGTAGCTACTTTTTTAGGAACACCCTCAAGCGCAAACCTTGCGGCTGCTGTTACAGGTGAAACTGGAACTGGTGCTTTGGTATTTGCAACAAGCCCCACACTGGTTACACCTATATTAGGCACTCCAACAAGCGGTACGCTAACAAACTTAACTGGTTTGCCTTTAACTACTGGTGTTACTGGTACGTTGCCAATTGCTAATGGCGGTACAGGTCAAACCACTTTGGCGGCGGCTAATATTGCTGTTGTCAACGTAGCCAACACCTTTACAGGCACACAGACATTTAACGGCACATCATCAACACTTGCAATGGTCTTGAATGATGCGGCAGAGGTAGCAACAGTCTCAGCTACAGCAGCTACAGGCACAATTAACTACGACATCACCACACAGTCGGTCTTGTACTACACCAGCAACGCAAGTGCTAACTGGACAGTCAATTTCAGAGCCTCTAGCGGAACATCGCTGAATACATTGATGAGTACAGGTCAGTCAATGACTGTGGCTTTCTTGGTGACTCAAGGCGCTACGGCTTACTACAACAGTGCTGTACAAGTTGATGGCACTGCTACAGGTGTGACTACACGCTGGTTGGGTGGTGCGCCTACTGCTGGTAATGCAAGTGGCATAGACAGTTACCGCTATCTCATTATTAAAACAGGCAGTGCAACCTTTACTGTCTTGGCAAGCAACACACAATTTAAGGCTTAAACCATGCCATTACAAGCTACAAGCGGTGCGGCTAGTTACGATGCTTTTGGTGGCGGTGCTCCTGCTGGGCCTGCAACGTATATTGAGGATGTGTTCTCAACTTATTTGTATACGGGTAATGGCTCTACACAGACCATCACCAATGGCATTGACTTGTCTACCAAGGGTGGATTAATTTGGATTAAAGCTAGGGATG